AAAAGAAATAGAACCAACTCTACCTGTTATATTAGTTTCTGAAGAAATTATTTCTTCATCAAGGAAGAATCTATTTTCATTTAAATATATTATTTCAATTTCATTTATCCCATTACTTTGGACATATGCTGCAACAGCATTGCTGGATTGTCCAACTAACTTTTCTCCTCTTATTAAATTATTAACGTTTGAATTTAAAGTACTAAAAGTTATTTTTGGAAGAGATGGATCGTTTATAGTAGAAGATTCAAAAATTCCCAAAATAGATACAACATCAGGAACATTCAAAGATATTTCCTTATCTTGTACTCTTAATCCATATATTTGATTATAGGTTAACCCATCATTCAATGTGGTTGTTCCAATTCCAGAAGATGGAAGAGAAGATCTGCTTACAACTAAACTGGAACATCTAACAAAATCTTTTTTCCTAACTTTTAAATTAATTTTTCTAAATGTTACTGTTAATATCGCAGAACCATTCTGACTTAAATTATTTAAAGTTACTGTTCTTCCAGATACAGATAATTTTTGGTCAGTAAGTGACTCTACAACTCCTGTCGAATTATAAGTAAGAGTATAGTCTTCCTCATCAAATGGTTCCAAAGTTAAGTTTGGATCAGTTTCTAAAGTTCCACTATATGTATTTGATGCTACTGTTATTGTGTAAGATTTTTTAAATACTAAATCAGAAGTAGAAAGATCTAAATTAGAAATATTAGAATTACCAAGAGTCGAATAAAGATAAGCACTTCCAGTGTTTAAAACCTCAAGGGTCACTTTTCTTAGATCATTTGAAACAATTGTTGAAGAGGGAAGAGTACCACTTGAAACACCAACTACATTAGTTGTTGCTCCAATATTTAAAATATTGTTTACTTGATCGACATTACTTACATAATTGTAAGTAGGAATATTTTCCCCCTGTTTTGTGTATGATATGATGTCCCCTGTGGAAATTCCTATTGTGAAATTTCTATCAGGACAGGTGACTGTTCCTATTCCACCTGATGCAGATATTGTAAATTGAGTGGATGTATTTGAAAGCAAAAATACATTAGAGAGTATTGGATCTGCGGTAAAAGTTCCAACTCCAGATACAGAGGTATTTGCTACTAGTTGATGGACATCAGAAAGATTATAATCCCTAATTCTAGTTATTATTCTTCCATTGTCTATACCATTAATTGATATTTGCTCATCTTTTCTGAATGAACCAGATACTTGATATAATGTAAGAATATTACTACTACTCACACTACTAACCAAATAACCACTAGCATTGCTACTCTTTCCCTGAACTAAACAAGGGGCATTTTGGGTTATTGAAGAGTTTAAAGTTAGTACAGTGTATGTTTGAATATCATATAAAGAGCAATCAAACACTGTAGTTGCATCTGTGTATTCAGAATTTTTTAATTTTAAGTCATAAATTCTAGCAACACCAATTTTACTTCCAGATGGAGTTCCTGGAGTTGCAGTTCTTGAATCATACAAAGAAACCTGAGAGGTTGTTCCAAATCCCACAGGAGCAGACCCATAAACATTATTTAATCTAATCTGTCTTCCTATTGAAATTGGAATAGATTGATTGATTACTTTTTCTGTAGTTCTTGGTTTGTTAAAGTCTAGAATAGTGGTATCAATTGTTTCAACTTCATACCCTCTAACAAAAGCTTTTCCTGGACTAATTGTTAATGATCCTAAATCAGCAGAAGGGACATTTCCTTGTCTTGTTTGCTGATTTTCATAATAAATTCCATTGTTCCCAATTCTATTATTCAAAGATTCCTTACCATTTATTATAAATGGTTTAACATAATAATCTCCAGACTCATCATATGTTCTTCTAGCAAGTTCATCTTGAATGAGATTATAGTCTGGATTCTGTATGAAACTTTTGAGATCACCATCCTCTATTCTTAAAAGTTCAATAAAGTTTTCATCGTTAAAATCATTTATTCCTTTTTTTGTTAGGGTTGTAGAAATTCTTAATCTATCTGCTCCGGGTGCAGAAAAATTAGAAAATCCTTGAGCATTGTCATATAAATCGTTATAGTCATTTGACGCAACGGCAATCTCTTCTTCTATTGATAGACCAACTCTATATGATGGTACATTATCATATTGATCTAGGATAATTGATTGACTATCTACACTTACGAAAAATCCTCTAATAAAATAGACACCACTAGAAATTTTTGCTGCAGATCCAATTGCAGTTGAATTTGTTAAAATAGTAGTTGCAAACGTTGTATTTGCTCTAATCGTACTTAATGAATAACTGATGTCTTCTAAAACTAATAAATTTTCACCATCTACAAAAGTTCTAGTAGAAAAATTAGTCTCACTTGAACTTTGATATTTGATGTATAATGTTGTGTTTCCTCTATCAGATTCAGTTCCTAAAATATAATTTTCTACCTTTGCTGTAACTCCACTTGTTTCTCCTTTTATTAGTTTTCCAATCAAACTTGAAATATAAAAAGAGACAGGAATCCCTAGATGGGTTTCATCAATCTGCACACAAGTGTAATTTGAATCATATGCAATTTGACCTGGAATTACTATAGATCCTTCTTTGAAGAAATGCTGACCAAATTTTTCAATTTGATTTTGTAATATAGATTGTAATGTAGTTAATTCTCTGGCTTGTACTGAAGTTCCTGGTTTGAATAAAACTCTTTGGTATTTTTTAGATTCTGAAAAATCATCAAAATATGGAGATATGTTTAAGTTGGTATTTTGGGGCATTTCTTAGAACTCCAGTACTATTTTAATATCCTCTTTTTGACTTAAAGATCTTGGTATTCCCTTGAAATTATCAATGTAAATAATCTCACCAGATTTTTTATTATATTCTGAAGTTGAAATTCCAGAAACAAAGTTACTTCCAAGTTGATATGTCCTATTATTTATTACAGTACTTAGACCAGTAAATGCAGAATGTATAGACAATGGGGATCCAGTTATAGTATCACAATTAATTACTAAAGACCCTCCAGATACAGGAGATGACGTAAATTTATTTATTTTATACCCAACTCTTGATGTTGCTAAACCTGCTGGTTGATAATACTTAAGGACACCAGTTACACTATCCCAGGATGCAACAAATCCTATTGCAGTAACTCCAGAACCAACTGTTTGAGTTATGATAGAATCAACAGCATACGTAGTTAAACTAGTAATTCCTGCTAATTTTAATGCATTTAATCCACTTACTTCTGCCGCAGTTAATACTTCTACGTCACTTCCGGTAGTTGTTGGATTCTTTAAAACACCCACTCTTGCAAAATCATTTCCTATAATTGTATCTGGATTTGTCTCATCAGTAGAGAACCTAGAGTATAAAAGAACTCTGTATGCACCAAGTTCTCTATAAATATCATATCCATGACCACCCTTTGGTGGAATAATAACATCAAATGTTGCTATATCAATATCATTAGATAATTCTACTGGTATTCCAGGTTCACCTGGAGCAAATTTTATTATTCCTTTTGTATATCCACTTCCACCATCAGTAACAAATACTTCAGAAACTTTACCGAATGAATCAATTGTAATTGTTGCTTTTCCTCCTTGCCCATCCCCAAGAATTGGAATGTTTGTGAAAGACTTGGATATTGGTTCATATCCATTTCCTCTGTTTGTTATGGTAATAACTTCAATTTTTCCGTCAATTGCATTATTTTTTGTTGCAATTGATTCTCCGGTTTCTCCCCAACTTTCAGGAACAGGGATAAATTCAATCGAATCAAATTTTACTATTTCTGATGGTTTGATAGTGTAAAGATATTTCCAGATATATCCATCACCACTGGTTCCTGCTGATCTAGGTTCTAAATCAATAAAACTTGGTTGATCAAATGATGGTTTGCCTCCTGGATTTTCTGGATCTGTTCCATTTTGTAAACAAATATAAACTCTTAAATCTTCATTGATCACATAATAGTTTGCATCATACAAACTTGCTTGATCTGTGTTTGGGGTTTTATTGTAAATTGTATAATCATGTCTATACATCTCATATGTATTTCCTGCAGTCCATTGGACCTTTCTTATCATTCTCTTCACATCACTTTGAGTGATTTTTTTCATTGCAATAATAGTTTCTTTTATTTCATTCTCTTCTCTAAACCCATCAAGAGGTGGTGGAGTTAATGTATTCCAGTTAATATTACCATTTGCCAAAGGATTAATGCTATTTGGCTGACCAATAAAGGTATAATAGGTATTAAATGTGTTCCCTACAGATACAAGACTTTTTACAAAAGAATCAGCATTTAAAATCCTAAATTGGTCAGATATAATTGCGGCCATTTTAAACAAACACTTTTTTCTATTTAGTTGAGAAGTAAGTTATTTAGTTATAATATAGACTACGTGTTCTATATACGTCTGGTCCAGTAGACAAACCAATCAAACCATTATTTGTGTTTACAATAAAGTCTTTTGGGGTTTCTCTTGATCGATTTTGATAATCATATATTTTACCCCAACTATATCTTCCAGCAAATCCATTTGTATTTGTTGGAACAGTGACTTGTATTGCCCCACCAGAAGGAGATTTAGCAAAATTACATCCAACTGTGACTATTCCAGCAGCAGCAGAGGTAACTCTTTCAACTCTGTATACACCATCAATAAAGGATCTTGCAGTTCCAATTCTTGAACTTGGATATGCTCCCAGTCCACCAAGATAAGTTGAAATGCCAGTTAAAGCATGTCCAGCAATTGCATTACTTTCCAAAATCACAAAATAATCTCCAACCTCCAATCCACTATTTAAAACTCCGTATGAATCCAATGCACTATAACCAATTCCAAGAGTTGAATTATCATACTTTTCTGATTTTAATACAAAATCAATTGTACTTGCCCCAACAGAAACTCTTGTAATAATACCAAAATCACCTTTAACTTTTATTGATTTTATTTGCTCAACTCTACTTCCATCATATTCAACCAATGCTGGAGGTGGATTATCAGAAGAATACCCAAATCCAGGATTTAATACCGTCACAGTAGTCACTACCCCAGAAGTAACATTTGCTACTGCTGTTGCCCTATTGAAGACAGGTTCTGAATACATTATTGTTGCTCCTGTACCAACAGCAATATATCTACCTTCATCACCCAAATCATTTACAAATATAGCATCCTTAATATCATTTGATTGTTTTGTGCTTCTTAGTAACCATCTTGTTAAATCGAATGAATAGTACAAGTCACCAAGAGATGTCAATATAATATAATAACCATCATAGTATCTTATTTTTGAAATATTTTCGGAAATATTAATAGTAAGTTTTTGCCAAGAATCATAACCATTTGTTGATGTTAAAATTGTTCCAGCATTACCTGCAGCAATAAATCTTGTTCCATCCCAAATTACACTGTTTAGTGTTTGGGTTGTATTTGATTCTAGGACAATGTACCAAATTAAAGCATTTATTGAGTAGATTATATTTCCACCACTTCCAACTGCAACAAAGTAAAACTCATTATTGCAAATACTCTTTAAGTTTGAAATTGCAGGAGAAATTTTTTCATAAAGTGTTGTGGTTCCAATTCCAACTGAAGAGAATAATCCAGACCCTTCTCCAACAGCAACTATTGTATTCTTTGAAGGAGAATAAGTTACATCATTAAAATCTTTATTATAAGTACTAGGGGTCAAAACTGGAACTTCGTAACCAAGAATAAAGTTTTCTTTAATTAAATCAAATTTAGTTAAAGAGAATACAGTAGTTCCTATTCCAACAAGAGAGAATACAGTTCCTGTACTTCCTACAGAAATAAATTGATTATTTGTATATTGAATTATAGAATTAAAGTTTACTGTAGTCCCATATCCTGTTGTTTGACGATTCCAAGTAAAACCATTTGTACTAATTCCAACTAAACCACTAGACCCAACAGAAACTATATTGTTTCCATAAGCAATTGATCTAAACTCATATGTTGTTCCAATTCCTGATGTTGTTTTCCAGTCTAGAATAGAATCTTTTTTCAATACAAATGCAGAAGATATTGAAACCTTTGGTTTAGTAGTTAATGCATATCCAACACCACTATAATTTACAGTTACTCCAGAAACTTCAGTTGCACTAGAAATCACTGGTTGCAATAGTGCTGGTGCTATTTCTTTATTATCACTGACTATTACATTCCTCAAATCTTCAGATAAACTATCAACATTCGAAAATAGTGGGAATGCGTTACTGACATAAATTGTAGTATCAGTTTTGTCTACATTTTTTATGATCTTAGATGTTGGTACAATTCTAGATTGTAAACTTGGTCTTGATTTTGAATAAAGTACTCCACTTATTATTGCATCCTTTGTTTGTTTTTTCCATGTCAGAGGTCTTTCTTTAGTTGGATCCGTATTGATGCCAATACTATCATAAGTAAATGTATCTAAAGAATTTGACGATACTATCTTTTTGACAATTCTTTCAAACTGTTCTCTGTCATAAAGGTCTAAAATATTTTCTCCAATCTTTACTGAATCACCTTCTTTAATTGTTCTTGGAGGATCAATTTGTTCAACATCAAGATCAGAACCCCTGTAGTACAGTATTGTGCATTTTGAATTTGCTTTTGGTGCTTCTTTAAATATAATTCTTGAACCAAAATAAGTATAAGAAGCAATAGGTTCTTGTAGAACATCATTTATGTAAATAAAGAAATTATTTTCAATATTTAATGAAGAATTTGGATCCACTTTAAACGTTAATATGCTAGTTTGATTTCCTTGAGTGACAGTTAAGGTGAATTTAGTTTTTCTTCCATCAAAAAATCTTCCAATATCATCAAACTTTACAAATTGTCCTGGATAAAATCCAGAGAATTTATCAGTTTGAACTTCTTGAACTGTAATTGTAAAGGCACTAAATGCAGTACCAACTGTAGGATTGGTTGTTATTCCAGATACATTAAGAACATCACCAACTTTATATGCAATTCCAGGTTCTTCTAATTTAAATCCTATTATGCTGGATCCATTTCCAACAACAACAGAAACTCTAGCACCAGTTCCAATGCCACTAGAACCATTAGTATAGAAAAGACCAAGATCACTATAACTTGAGGGAATTCCAATCACAACATTGGGTTTAATATTCGTGGTATAACCAGAACCAGGATTAACAATTGACAGACTTGTTATTGTTCCACCTGCACCAATAGATGCAGAGAATGATGCTCCACTTCCAACATTAGATTGTAACGTAATTATTGGGGCAGTTCTATACCCAGATCCCTTCCCTGTTAAATAAATTCCATTTATTGTACCTGCAACAGATACAGAAACGGTAGCAGATGCCCCAACCAATGGTTGATAACCAAATCCAGTAGTGATTGCTACTCTAGAAATTTTCCCTGCTCTTGGTGTACCAGTCAAGAATTTTATACTATTTTGACCTGGAGTATCAATATCAAAGTCTACTTTTGAAATTTGTGGAACATTATTTATTAAAATGAATGGATTATTGTTTATATTAGATCCAGAAGTAAGTAAACTATTAGTATCTGTAAATATTCCAACCACATCTTCTTTATTTGACTTCAAAGTAAATTGAGTAGCAGCAATTCCTGTGAAGTTTTGGGAAATATCATCAAGGACAATATTTTTGTCATTTATAGCAAAAGGATCAAATCTTCTTGAAAATACTCTTCCATTAAATGTGGATCTAGTCTTTAAACCTTCTGGACCAGTAGGTCCGTATGGAGGAGTGGTAAAATGAATTGTATCCTTAATAATATTAAAGTCACCTCTATAAACTGTAACTGCTATTCCAGAAGAGTGGATATCTGGAATAGATCCTAAAAATCCTCTTGAAACTTCTAAATTATTTCCAATAATATTTTTAATCTTAAAATATTCTGATTCTACTTTTAAAATATCTAAAGTTGTAATAGAAGAAATTCCAGAACTAATAGGAATTATAGTAGTAGTTAATCCTATAATTCCAGAGTAAGACACAGAAACATCTCTTATATAAAGAGGACTTTGAATAATATTGTCTATGGAGATTATGCTACTTGCATTTTGGTTTTGATAAATGAATTCATGTTGTCCCGAACCAACTAAAGTCAAATTGAGAGGTTCGGAAGTACTTAAACCAGAAACACTAAAGTGATTATCATCAATCTTTTCAACATAAAGTATATCTGGAAGAGTATTTCTTCCGAGAACTGTTGGTGATAAGTATATGTCATCTCCAGGAGAAACCCCACCAACATCAGATCCTAAAATTGTAATATTATCACTTAAAGTATAATCATAACCACCATCAACTACTTGAACGGAAGAAATAGCACCAGTTGAATCTCTAGAAATATTGAAAGTTGCATTTGTTCCAACACCAACAACAGTAACTCCAGAAACATTAGTATAAGTATTATTTGCCTCTAGAGGTATTATCGTGTTTGCAACTCTTGAAACTGTAAATGATAAATCATTTGTTGGACTAGAACCACCAAAATATGTTCCAGATATGGAAACCACGTCTCCAACTGAATATCCATTTCCACCTTCGACTAAAACAACTGATGTTGAGATTGGGGATCCAGTGCTTGAATTATAAACAATAAAAACACTAAATCTGGCATCAGTTCCCACACCAGTAGTAGAATTTTGCGGGTAACCACTTGGGAAACCATAAAATGCATTTTGATTAAACGAAAAATTGGGGGTTACATCTGATGAAATTCCAGATATTGGTCCAGTAATTGCAACATTGTACCCATTCTCGTATAAAGCACTGCCAGTAGTACCACCAATTTCCATAATTATATTTGATTCAGTTGATGCTACTGAAACTTCTCCAGCACTGGAATAAACCTTTATAGAACTTTCTACCAACGATGTGGTTGCAATTCCTATACTTGCTTGACCGTTAGTTAAATACTTGAGTTTCTGGCCAGATTGGAAATTGTGATTTGGAATAAAAAATCTATCTCTATCTAAATCAACAATGTTTAAGTCATATGAATCAAATAAATGATAGAATAAAGAAGTTCCATTATTTTTTAATTTAAATGATGTAATTCCAATAATCTCACCACCAAGAGAGGTAGTGAAACCAGTAAATTGATCACTAATATCATCGACAGTAATAACTTTATTTGTTTTATTTAAAATAAATGGAAGTAAATTAACTCCATCTGGGAAAAATATTCTTTCTATGGAACCATCTTCAAGTTGCTCATCCTCAGTAACCATCGAGAAATTATATTTGTTATAGAATGACTCTAAATTATCAATATTAACTTTTAATGAAATATCAGTTATTGCAACACCTACCTTCATATTAAAAGATTTAGCAATTCCTATATTTACAGGTCCAGTAGTTGCAATTCCAACAACATCTAAATCAGAAAATTCCTTTAATCCTGCTGGATGGACTAATGACTTTACTGGTTCTCTCCAATCATCATATGGAATAGTACTCTTAATTGAATAGGAAAATTTCTGGTAATAATCATTGTCAGAAATTCTTTGTTGATAATCATTTAAGAATCCAACATTGTCACTAAACTTGTTAACTTTTTCTCTACTTACTCCAAGATTTGCTGGTATATTAAATTGATTAACTGAACCTACCGTACCTCTAATTTTTGATTTTTCTCCAACTAAAATATTTCCTACTCTTAATGATCCTACTGAATCTATTAGTCTTATTTGATTTGTTTCTGTATCCCACCCATTTTCCATCACTTTAGCATAAAATGTGTTAGTTCCAAATTCATCAAATCCAGAAACAGATTCACCGGAAATATACTTAGAATCATCAATTAATACCATTTCAAATTCTGCCATATTTTTTTTATTGACAACATAACCATAATTAAAGTCACTGGTATATTCACCAAGGTTGTTAGAAATTCCCTCCATACTGTAAGTTACAGTGTAATTTCCAGTATTAACCCCAGTAACAGTAAAGAACCTATAATTATAATCTTTTGAATTAAAATTATCTTTGGCAACCAAATTGCCAGATTCATCTCTTTCAGTTAAATTTAATCTACATTTTTCTATAAAAATCTCATCTCCAACAGAGAATGGAAATACAACTTCAGTTGTACCATATCCGGTAGAAATCAATGGATAGATTTGATTGTTGCTGTTTATAAGTTCTAGTGTTACATCATTTCCAGCAACAACAATATCATCAATATCATAACCATTTGAATTATTTGTTGGAACAATTCTCAATGGAACAGATAATTCAAATGAATTATCTAATATACTTACAACAGAAACCGATCCCCCATTTACGGCAGATGATAATTTAATTTTATTATTTCCAATTACAACTAATCTTGGTGCAGAATTATAACCTTTTCCTCCAGTAACAATTCCAATATAATCAACTCTTGAGATATTTTTTATTTGTGCTACTGTGGGCACACTTAAAAATGGTTTTAATGTTTTATCAGTTGGATAATCATAACCATCCTTCACTCTTTCAGTAATATCAATTTTTCCTATAGTAGAAGATGCTGATTTTAAAATTGCCCTTGTTCCATTACTCGATAGTACACTACTAATGGCAGGTATTTTTGAATAACCATTTCCAGAATAGTTTATCTTAACTGTAGATATAGGTCCTTTGGTATTTTCAGAATCAGTATCATAGTATATTGAAGAAATTCCTGAGGATATTGTGTAACTTACTGATTCTGGTTTATTTTTTAAATTTATTTTAAATGATGTGGAACCAGTAGAAATAACTGAATATTCTGAATTTATTGTAGTAGCATTGAAAATAATTTTATTTCTTCCATTGACTTCCAAATCAGAAGAAATCTGATATTTTTCAATAGTTGGAGAACCAGATGGAATTAAATTATAGTAAATTTGATTTTGAACATTTACTAATCCAGTATTAATTGTTAATTTAGCACCATCTATACCAGATTCAATAAAGTTTCTTTTATAATTAAATGATTCAATTTCGTTTATAAAGTTTTCATCTTTATAAAGTTTTAGATCCATTCCAATTAATGATTTATCAGACAGATCAAACTCTATTAAATTTCCTTTAGTAAATGTTAAAGGTGGGTTAATCATAGCAAATGAATGAGTTCCAGTACTAGCAGACGTAATAGAAATTGCATTTCCAATTAAACTATCATAATAAGAAGTTGCTAGTTTTATTTTGTTAGAATCATTTTTAATTACAAAATAAGTTTTATTATTTTGTATACCACCAACATTAGTATTTTCATTATTGTAGTAAACTACTTTATCACCAGTTTTTAATTTATGGTTCAATAACCCAATCTCAGAAGTTGAAGTATATACTTCTGTTGAAGAATCAAAGTCTACAAGTTTGGTTACAATTTTTCTTAAAACCACATCATATTTTAATGAAACACTTTCAACTAAACTTGGAATAATATTGAATTTTATTTTATCATATGTCTCTAGTTCATGAGGTTCTTTTGTTACAGAGACTAAGTTATAATTTTCTACTTGACCATAAACTTTTTTATTTAAAGTGGTTATTGAATGAGAATAACCAGTAACAGAAGCATTATCGTAAAAATATAATGATCTTGATAATGTTCCAATTCCAGCAGAGGTTGTAAAACCTAAAGTAGATAAACCCACAAAATCATTACCATAATTTACTGCGTATACCTTTTGTCCGTCAATTAAATTAAAAGCAGTAGCAACTAAATTATTAGAAACTAATAGTCCAGTTCCACCAACACCAACGTTATATGTTAATTCCTGTCCAGTATACAACTTATGATTTTTTATATAAATTGCTTTTTCTGGAACATATAAATTTTCATTGCTGAATAATGTGTAATTTGATCCTGTAGTACCGAAACCAACTAAAGATTTTGAATCAAAATATAATACTTTATTTTTTACTATATTTTTTGTCGAATTGATCACATTAAAAATAAATTTAGTAGGAACTAAGAATACCGAGGATAAACCTACAGTATGAACCCCAGTATTTGATATTCTATTAACGTGAAACTTGGATTCCTCTTCAGATATTTTAGTGATCCTTAATAATTCATTATCTATTTTAATTAAATCATTAATTTCAAATCCAGTAATATCATTTACACTTATAAAAGTAGATACACCTGTTGTTGCTAAGTTTGGAATAGAAGATGTTAAACCTACAGTTTTTTGTGGAACAAAGATTTCTCTCTCTCCTTCTATGTAAGAAAACTCAGAAGTAGATATTCCAGAAATTACTACCTTTTCACCTGTGAGTAAATTATGTTGCTGTTTTGTATTGGCATAAAAAACGTTTCCGTTATTTTCAAAATCGACAGATGAAAAAGTTGATACACCAATTTGCATTGAAAGTAAGTCTTTTCCTCTAATTCTAGAAACTAAAGCAGAAGCACCACTTCCACCAGAAAAGGTTTTATCAAAAATAACAGGATCATTGACTTCATAATTTAAACCTGGATCATAAATTTCTATTGCATCTATTCCAGATGATTTAATTTTTTGAATAGAAAATTCTTGCTTATAATTAGGTTTAATTTTTTTAATTAACTTATAAGAAGAATTCTCCGAGTCAATAAAATATGGACCAGTATTCCTAATTAAATCAAAACTCTCTGTCTTTTCATCCTGAATAAATCTAGAATCATAATTCTCAGGAATGGGATTATTTTTAAATGATGTGGAAATAATATATGGATATTCTGGTTTAGAACTTAACTTATCATCTATTGTGCAGAAATAGGCATAAGTTCCATTAGGATATTCTGGTGTAACACAATATCTTCCATTATATTCATCCAAATCACCTATTGCCTCATCAAATCTATAATCTTGAATAAAGAATCCCTCTGGGAAATCTGGTCTTAATAGAGGATCTCTTAAAACATCTTTTATATAACTGGTTCTTATTCTTCTAAATTCAGAATTTACTTGTCCATATGGACCATAAATTGGATTTCCATCGTATGCCCATCCAATAATAGGAGAATGATTTTCAGTTAAAACTTCTCTGTTGGCATTGTCAATATGATCTTTAATTTGTCTTCTTAATAATTTTGGTGAGTAGAAGTTAACAAATTGAAGACCAAACTCAGTATTTTTGCTTGGGACTATAATTCCCTCATCATCAGTATCTAAAAGGAATGAATTTTTTTCAACTTCATTAACTTTCCATTCGAAAACGTTTGCAATAAATCTTGCATCGGTTCCTCTTCTTGAAACAATCAAGTTAGTATTACTTTGCTTATATCCAATCCCACCATTTGCTATGTTTACTCCTGAAATTCTTCCATTTTCAATGATTGGAATAATTTCAGCAAAATCCCCATCTCCATCTACAACTATATCAATTCCTTTATCGTAACCATTTCCATAGTTTAATATCTGAACATCAACGATAGATCCATTTAAAATAATTGGTCTTAGAAGTGCTTCTGATGTTATACTTGAAATTCCAATATTTGGTCTTCTATGGAAATTAATTATATTTGAAACTCCATAACCAACTCCTCCTTCATTGATGAAAACACTATCCACTGAACCAAGAATTAATGGTTCTAGTATTGGTGTAACTATTGATGAAGATGATATTCCAGACAAACTTTCAACATTAATTTCTATTGGTGGATAGGAAAATTCATGAATTCCAGAACCAACAGAAGATAATTTTACATATTTTTTGTTTTTGTAATTATCCTCATTAAAGTTTGTTCCTATTCCTGCTTCAGATAGTTTGAATTTATTAGAATCTAATACAGTTACAAGATAGGATGTTGTTGTTGATAATCCAGAAATTGCAGTTCCTGTACGACTATAAAGTAAAACATCTTTAGTTTTAAAATTATGATTCTTTGCAAAAATATAATCATCAAATGTATTGACACCATTGGTTTTATTGTCATAAGAAAGCAAAGAGGGAACTTTTACTTTCTTATTGGAATATCCAGACCCACTGCTTCTAACATAAATTTTTGTAATTGTATTTTTTGAGTTTAATGTTTTGAATCTATGGAATCCAGAACTTATTCCAACAAAATTAATATTATTCTGCTGGTTAATTGCATCAGAATAAGTATTGTATAAATTAATTGTTTTTGAATTTACTATTCCAACAAAATAACTTGACTTATCTTTTAATGGGAAAATGTCTGAATTTCCATTAGAATCATATATAACTTCTTCACCATTATCAAAATTATGATTTTCCACAAAGGTTATAGTTGTTGGATCAACTCCAATTCCATCTCCTCTAAACCCAGAAATAATTCTTGTTCTTACTAAATTTGGTTCAACCACAGCACCAGAACCATTTCCACCAACAATTGAAATTTTTGGTTTTACTTCATATCCAATTCCAGGAGAAACAATTTTAATATCTTTTAATTCCCCAACAATATTGACATGGACATCTGCTCCATAACCATTTTCGTCAATAATGTCTATAGTTGGGTAATTAATTACATCATAGTCTTTTCCCCTATTTGTTATTTGAACGGAATCAATCTTTCCATAGTAAATATTTTCATCATACAATGTTGGAGAATAAATTTCAACACCATTTATCAATAAACCAACTTGCCTGTTGTTAGTAGTTCTATTTTCATTGGAAGTTAAAATCTGTGCATTTTTTGTTAGATTTATCTTTTTAAATATCTTTTGATGCTCTAACTCTTTATTTTCATAATCAATTCTTACAAAATAATCACTTGAGATTCCAAGATTAATTGGAACATATTTTTTAGTAAATACATCACTTTTATTGTAAGACAAACTTATTTGCTTACTATCTTTTACATCACCAATTGCAGTTACATGATATATTCCTGTTTTTATTCCAGAATTTGCTGATGAGAAATAATAAATCTGCTCACCAGTATAGAACTTATGAGTCTCCGAAGTGTCTAAAATAGTCGTTGTTCCAATTCCAACTGATGTAGTAACATTAATTGTTCTATCTTTAGAGAAAATTTTATAATTTGGAAGACCACTTGATGCTACATAAATGTTTTCTTCAGAAAAATCAATGTAAGTATTTTGAATTCCAGCAAAAAGTTTTGAGGCATTTTCGAAATAATTTTGATTACTTTCTGCTTTTTTTAATTTTTTGTTGACAAAAGTTTTAAGTGAAACATCTTCTGAAGTTTCTACCTCTACAACTTTTTCAGTTATAATGTCTCTAATTACAGTATTAACTGGAATATCATTTATATCATCTGGATTAGATAATTCTACCTCTTCTCCAACATAAAATTTAATACTATCAAATAACTCTAAATTCCAAATATTTCCATTAGAGTCTCCAGATAAACTAATTGACTTTATTCTGTGTGAAGTTGGGATATTGTAAATCCAACTTCTAAATTCTGGTTTAAAATTTAAATCAATTCCAAAAGATGACAAGGCAATTTTATCACCAACTCTCAGATTTGATGTAGTTGAGTAATCTAAGTCGGAAATAACATTAATTACTCTAAAAGTTATAGTAGATTCATCATCTAAAAAGCTGTATGCAAATTTATTCTCAAATATTTCATCATCAATGTTTATGTTAAATAATAAACCACTAACCCCAAGAAATTGGTTTATAGTTTTATCCGTATAAGTTAAAGTTACATTATTGGTTAAACTTGAGGAATTTAATACTAAATTTCCACTTTGAGGAAATCCTATAGTAGAATCAACTGTAACGTAATCAGAGTTAGCAACAATATTTTCTAATACTCTTGTTTTACTTGTAGTTTCAAAATCAGAAACAAAACTTTCAATATCCAATGATATTTCATACAAATCTTTATCTTCAGTTGGACGATATTCAACATTGTATATTGATGCACTTGCAATAACCGAACTTTCTATTTCTTGGAATAAAGTTTTTCCTATTAGATCTAAAGGATCTCCACCAGAAACTTTTTCTACAAGAATATTTTTTGTTAGAATGTATGTATTATCAGAGGGTCTAATTAGAAAATCTTGTGGTTTAATTACACTAATTTGTTTTCCAAAAAGAACTTCGAATAAAATTTTAAATGCAGTGTCAGTTCCTTTGGTAGAATAAAAGTCTCTAGCAATTCTTAAAATATTTTTAATATCTACTTTCTCAAAAAAATCTCTACTCTCAAAACCTGGTAAAAATTGTGCTTTGAACTTTGTAAAAAATTTGTCAAAGAAAATTACATTTAGGTTCTGTACAATGGAATTTTCTAAATGTCCTTCTGCAGAAGTAGTTGAAAAATTTAATTGCTGAGAATTTAAATTTTTCTCAAGACTGTCTATTCCACTAAATCCCCTAACACAACCAGTAAATGAAGTTGCTGTCTTTCCCATGTATGTGATGATTTCATTATCAATTTTCAGCAATCCATATTTTCTAGGAAATCCAATAGTATGATTTACTTCTATTGTAGAATCAAATGCAAATATTTCTGATGTAAGTATACAAGGATTAGTGTCAGTATAAAATGTCTCGTTATTGAAATTATCAATTGATTTATATTTTTGTATATTCGTAGCTAAGTCAGAAACTCCAGTTTGGTGTTCTTGTGAAATATAATACTGCTTTAAAAATTCATTAAACAAAGGGGATTCTTCATTTAAGAATTCAGGAATTTGGGATTGAATAAAATCCTGTATTTTTACTCTGTTGATTTCTGACATTTTATCTCGTATACTCTCCGTTAGTATAACTTGAGGTTGTTATATAATTTGTTGCTGACAGGTTTTCACCAGAAGAAATAGTATCTTCTATCATTGTCACTGAAGTATTCTCTATGTTTAATTCTAAATATATATCCTTAAATGCTATGACATCATTTGAGTCTGGAACTGCTTGCACTTGAATTCCATCTGGATTAACTGAACTTGTAATAATTACGTTATCTAAAAATATTTCTCCTTTATTATAATCAACATACCCTGCATTATTCTTGACAATGACTGGAATATTATTTTCCAATTTAAAGAAAAATATTGATCCTGTATTATTGTCTGTAGGCACATCACTGAAGAATAATGTTCCTTCAACTCCATTTATTGTAAACCCAGTTGTTTTTATATTATATCCACGATTATCGGAAATATTATTTTTCTTTATATGGAATTTATTCCCAAAGCACAACTCATAAGTTGCAAATTTATTAAAAACTGGTTGAAGATCTCTTCTAATTTTAACTTTCGTAATGTTTGAAGTAATTGAACGACTTGTATCATCTATTAAGGAACAAAGTTTACTGTACTTAAATCTTCCTCCAAAGTTATTGATTTCATACGATGTTGAATACGAAGTAATAGTATTATAAATTTTTGACTGTAAATCAGAAACATTTGATGTTGTACTTCTATCATAATAAGAAGAAACATCAAGTTCTATGTAAAGATATTTAAGATCAACAATTTCTGGTTTAATTCCAGCAACAGAATATTGCCTTAGTTTCTTTTTAATTTCTTCTTTTGTAATTCTTGATAAGAACTTACCAGTTCTTGGTTTTATTGATATAAAAACTTTTCCATATTCTGGTGGATCCAACTCATCACCACCATACGCACTTACAGACTCTACATTTGGGAAAATATAAGGAATCAATCCTTTATAATCATTTGCAGTAACTGCTCTATATTGAGAAGCATATATTCTAGGAGCAAGATAACGGACTGAATCGATTGATTCAATTTCATCTCCATTCTCAGACTTTTGAGTCGTTGTCAGTAGAGAGACACCATTTGTAATTGGATTTCCTATGTCGTCCTTTAAAAGACCATTAAAGGTGAAATTAGAGCACCCATTACCATTACTTCCATTTGTTACTATGTAAGTAATTTCAATTGCAGAATCAGTAACTGGTCTTTTTCCTAATATATTATCACCAAAAAGAATTTCATATTTTTCATCTTCGGTTTCTTGTAACAAGAAAATCTTTGAATTTTTATTTACTTCAAAAATATTTGAATATAATTCATACTCTTCTGTCGTCAATCCGTTTACAACAACACGAATTGTACTTGTATCAACATTGGCATTTGGGATTATAAATTTTTGATTTGGTTGTGTATTATCAATTACATATGCTTTTGTAAGATATACACCTTCATATATTTCAATATCTGAAAAAGTTGCTATTCCAAAATTATCTACAGGGACTGTAACTTTTTCTGGTAAAGAAAATATATAACTTCCATCTATTACATTACCTAGAGCAACTACTCCTGCACTTAAAGTAACTGTTTTAATGCCAATTCCAGAAGTATCTACAGTAAAACTTACTCTTGCTCTCGATGATCTTTTTGATCTTGGTACATAACCAATATTTCTTGCTAATGATACGACGTTTTCTCTTAATGTGGCACTATCAATAAAAGATTCATTTACTGCCATATTTGTGTTATATGCAGTAATATATGAATTGTATGCTAACAGATCAATTAAAACAGAAAAATTTGATCCCTCAAAATCAAAATCCGTAAAACTACTATTTGCTCTCAAATAATCTTTTATTTGAGACCTTAGATCATTAAAATCTAAATTGGTAAATTGATTGAGTGACATTATACTCTAGATGGTAATAAGAGAAACTCTATATTTTGTGATGGAAATGCTTGTCCGACAATATCATATTCTATTCTAACTAATAAATCATTTGTATCTTTTGGAAAATCTACTGAAATATTATTCAATCTAATTCTTGGTTCGAAGTTGTTTAATAGTGTTTCAATTTCAGTTTCTAAAAAAACTTTAGATCCTGGGTCTTGCAATTCAAATAAAGATTGTTCAACTGAGGATCCAATTAAAGTATTAAAAAATCTTTCACCGACACGAGTTCGAACCAAGTTTATCACAGACCTTTTAATTGCATCCTCATTGTTTAGGGCAATTAAATCGTTCGTTATGGGATGTCTTGAAAAAGACAAACTAATGTCTTTAAATTTTCTAGAGATCCTTAGTGCCATTAAAGAAATGATTTACATTTAATATATCTATAATAGTTTTCATTGGGTTTTTCCGTAAATTGGTTCAGTCCCGTAATTCCAATCATCGTAGTCTTCATCGTTACGAATCTTCTTGTGAATATCATTTTGTTTTTCAAAATCATGTCTTGGTGCACGATCATTCATGACTTCCTGAAGAATTCTTTTTTCTTTAGTTAAAGTGTAATCTGTAACTAACTTATTAGTTCCCCACATTTCATGCATATAATCTTGATCTCTATCAACGGGAAAAAGTGCCATTGGTAACTCCTGTTTTAAAATTAAAACAGAACTTTTATGAGGGAGGTTCCTATCTCCTTAATTATTTAATCAACGGAAAAGATATCTTAGATTATATTCATCTGAGTTTAAGTATTTTAACAATTCAAGTGCAATTAATTTTGGATTTCCTGGTCCACATGTATAAACATCAATTGCAACACACCCATTTTCAGGCCACGTATGGCACGATACATGACTCTCAGAGAGTGCTATTACGATCGTGCACCCTTGAGGGTAGAAACAATGGTGAAACGTGTTTAAGACGGTCATACCTGCCCGTTCAATGCCGTCCAACATTGCGTTCTTCAGTGATTCTGCGTCATTTAAAAGAGAAAAATCAACCTTATAGACTTCCAAAAGAAGGTGATTTCCCATTAAAAACTTTTCCAATTAGCATAAACTCCCAAATAGCACAGAAAATATTTATTTTATATAAAAACCTCGTCTTTTATAGTCAGAATCTTCAATATAATTAAAATTTTTTAGATTATTTTGATTTTCGTCTTCCCAAATTGGAATTGCAACCTCATTTTCGTATCTGAAGTCTGGATTTTGCCTTACATGAACCTCAATTAGGTTTCCATCGATGAATTCGCAGTTAATCCAATCATAATTTCCTGATAAACGGGACAAAATCGGAGGAAATTCGACTTTCCTATCAATTTTTTCCCATTTTTGCCACTTATAAAGAGGGTCAGTGTCCGATTTTGTTCCTCTCACGACCAATTTTGACTCTTTTTGGTAAAAATCAACACTTAAATGCTCTCCTTTGAACACTTCGCACCAAAAATTAGATGGATGGAAGTGTTCAGTGCTGTCTTCAATCCATAAAATCTCTGCAAAACGACCCATTCCAAGAAAATTAATTGCTGGTCGAACAATATAAAAGTCGGGTTTAGGAACTTTTGATCCAATTGGACCACAAGTATACCCTAAAACCCGACTTAACTGTAATTTATTGTAAATCCATAGATCATCATGATGAATTGCACTCCACTCATCATGAACATCTAGGTAGTACATGATTACCTTCCTTGTCCTCTGTACCGTTTTCCTGCCTTATTACGACTGGTCGCACTATATTTAGTATTTCTACCGCAACCTTGAATGGTTTTCTTCGGTTTTGCTTCAACTTTAACTCCACCTTTCCCACTTTTCTTTACTGCCATTGTATAAATCTCCTAATAAATTACTTAACGGTTTTTTTAAACGGTTTTTTCAAATGATACGAGTCTTTTCATGTCCCACACGAATGCGAGGATCACACCAAATCTCAAATCCCTTGTCTTTTGCGTCTAGACAGAATGAAACATCCTCTCCACACATATCTTGAACTTCACCAGACTCAAAGACTTGCATCTTTGGAGCAAACCAAGGATATTCAAGATTCTCAAACACTCCCTTCTTAATTAAAACCCATCCAAATCCAGTGTAATCAACTGTAAACGGTTTGCGACGTTTTGACATACTCTCAAGAGTCTCGTGATTCATCACTCCACCATTTCCTCGGAAATCCTCTTCGTCTAACCAGTGAGCAACGGAAGTCGTTTGCCCGTCTTCGGTACAATACCAACCTGCGGCAATGTCCTTGTCCATAGACACAAGACGATAGAACTTCTCCGAATCAAATACAATATCACTATCAATCCAAAGTTGATAATCATAATCTAATTTGCCATCCCAGGGTTTCTGACTCGGACCCCTGAGAACATTCGCACCTAAACACTTACATCTCGCAAAGTTAACCATAGAACTATAGTCTTGCGAAATTTGAATACTTGCACCTGCTTGAACTAAATCAAAACATAATTGGACAAATGCTTTCAGGAAAATGTAAGAACATCCTCTTCCAGGTAAACAGAAAACTACTGTCTTCCCCCGAATCATTTCCCTTGCTTGCATCATATCAAAGTCATCCCCCTTCTCGGTTGATGGTGGTGTCTTTGCTTTAACTGTAAACCCTTTTGCCATCTTTTTCAAATTCTCCTAAAATGAATTCAATAACATCACAGAAATTCAATCTGCTTCTTTATTTACACTGGTTTTTACTGTCACATTCTATCATCTCACTTCATTTATCGCAACCACTTCAATGTCTTGATCACTCCCCCCACTCGTCCATACAAGTCCTCTGACCTGTATCAGATTCTTCTGTAATTCCTCCTGGGAAATGTTTTCAAATATCTTGATCCCCTTCACAGTTACATCATAAGTATTCATTATCCTCTAACTTTCGAATTAAATCCTCTAAATCTGCTCGAATTGAATCTTTAGTGACTATCGTTTTGTCCGAATCTATCCTATGCTGAATACTCTCAATTAATAAATCAACCTCATATTCGTCAAACTCTAATTTCATTTGCCCCCCTCCCTGCTTATTAAAACTTATATAGTATTTTTTCTTATTATCTTTGACCCATTTCTAAATCGACCCTATGCCGAATTTTTTTTGAGGCAAAATTTTTTTATATCAATCATAAAATCTCGGTCGTTTTCAAAGTTTTGTAGGTTAGGGGTTCCTTTGATTTTTATATCGGGGGGGCATCGGTTTACTATAAGAATAAGAAACAAATAAGAATAACTGTCTATTCTTTATATACTGTCCTGTTTTATAAGAATAACGAACAACCACGAATAGTTAATATACTAGACTGTTGTATTCTTATAACAAACTATATGGAGGGTATGCTATAACGAAGGGGCACATGTATAAGAATTAAACATCACTGTCAGGACGGAATAGTAAACTGTATGGGGGGTATGGTATCACGACGGGTGCTTATGTATGAGAATTACACAACACTGTCAGATAAGAATAGAAAAGTGTATACCAGGTCATGTAATCGTAAGGTTTAAGCATAGGTTACACCGAACACCTGTATACAACGAATAGTATAGCATAGAACGATAAGAACTACAAGTGTGTAAGTGTATTAGATATAACAGTATTATAATATAAGAATAATACACGAACAAAGTAGTATCATACTCACAGAACGAAGTATTATAATATGCTGCAGATAAGGACGAACAATATCGGCAGATCATCATATAACGAACTCATAGGATAACGAGTTCTAATACATCACGAGTTTTCCACAGAATCTCATAAACCTGTGGAAAACTATAAGACTTTTTCCACAGGGCAATTCTTATAAACCCTTGCAAACACTACATTCTCTTATCAACCTGTGGAAAACTTTTAACACTTGCCTGTGGAAAACTCATCACTTTCCCCTAGTGTATAAGTTCTCGCAGTCCTTGTCAAGTTGCATTGTGCCAGTTCCGGAAGTGACTTATAGGTCTTGACTTTTTTTGATTCTTATGTTATAATGCGGTCTTATACAACAAGAACTAGAGGCATTTATAAGTCTTTAGAGTTAATAACTAGAGGCATTTATAAGTCTTTAGAGTAGTTAATTAGAAGGGTTTAGAGAGAATAGAGAGACAATCATATAACATTATCATAATATAAATGTCAGCATTACAAAACACTTAACTATGTTTTTTAATACATTTTTTTATTAACTTAATATTAACCTATTTCACATTAAGTTCAGTAATAGCATGATTGAAAGAGTCAATGATACCTTCGCATAGTGTGTATTCATTACTATCGAGTTCATACGATTGTTGTTCTATGCAATAGAGAATGAGATTCATTTGATCTTCATTCAACCTTACAAATGTTTCTTTCATTGTGTATTAGTAAGAAGCAGGTTCAAGAGTAATGTTTTCTTGTTTATAGAGTTTATCTACTTGATAAGAGATTTCATCATTCATACACTTATAAACAGTTTCATAGATTATATCATAACAATCTAGATTAGATAGAACTTGTTCTGCTAGTTCATCATTATATGGATAAACAATTTCATTTGATACTGGATCATAATGTTCAAATACTTTTACATCTTCCTTTGTATAAAGAGTGAAAAAGACTGCATCATTAGGATTCAGTTTTTCAAGTTGTTGAATAATATCTTTAACTGTTGTTTTCATTTGTTTTTCGAGATAAAGATTGCATTTAGAATGTTGATGAGTTCATTACCATCTTTTGCATTAGATAGTAATTGGCACATTTCTTTTTTCTTCATTTTAATTAGACATCACTTTATCAAAGAGAGAATCATAAGCATCTTGATTGATATGTTCTGGTAATTCAGCACCAGAATGAAATTCAATCAATTCTTGTAGAACATCAAGTTCATCAGGAGTAAACTTGTAAGTAATTTCTTTCATTTGTGTGAATTAGAAGTCGAACACATCACTATTGATTTCGACCGCATTTACTTTGGGGTCAGCATACTTAACACCATCAGGAGTAGAGTATCCAACACCGATCTCATTTACGAAGGTTTGATAATCACCACACTGACGGGCAAGATTATACAAACCTTCATCATTGTTGATCCAGAGAGCAACATTCCAGGTTTCATAATTCGTCCAACCATTATAAGAAGTTTCGGTCAGATCGGTTTGAAAAGTGTTAGTCATTTGGAGAAGAGTTGTTGAACTTGATCGAAATCCTTACATTGTGCTGCTTGAATTGCTTTTGTCATTGAATAGATGACATAACCGCACCGATGATTGGAATTGCAAACTGCATAAACAGGTTGCTTAGTCTCAATGTCGAAAACAGTTTTAATCAGCATTTGTTTTTATGCGGGACAGGTCAGAGAGAAGAAACAGACTCTACAATTCTATCAGCATCCTCTTCATCATAATAAGCATAGAGTTCATTCAGAATATCCTCTTCACTTGAATGAGACATATTTTCTACAATCGTTTCATACACAAAGTTCTCAAGCATCTTTTCATCCATACTATCAACAAGTGCCGTAGCATAGATTTCAATAATCTTATCGAGTTGTGTGTGAGTGAGAGTCATTTACAAAAATCAGGTTGAACTTGACAGAATTGTTCTGCTCTTTTTTCTTGATACTCATTCACAGTTGCAAGTGCATTTGCTGTCAATGAAATACCAAAGAACACTGTAGCAAACAAAAGTGCAATTCGCATTTTAGAACTCAAACTCGGGACAGTGCATCTTTCTTTTGCTTGGGATTTTGTGTTTGCTTTACCCAAGCAGATTTACGAGAAGAATGAATCTGTGAAGGAAGTTTAGACTTACCCTGCACTTCATCAATAAGTCGAATGAACTCAATAAAGAATTGCTTTTCCATTCGTTGAGCAGCAGTCATCTTAATCAAATGAAGAATTGGACTTAGGTGGGACAGGCACCCCTGCTCCCTCCACCCTTTAATAATACCACACTTTGGGGTCTGTGCTCATTTACTGTGCCAGTGCTACAGGTGGCACATGGGGTGTGCGACTCAACATGAGATAGATGAAGAAACTTACGCAACAGTTGCTCTTCATTATACAAATCTTCATCGGATAATGTATTCATGAAACTTAGAACTTCAGTCATGTTCCTCAGAGTTGAGATAGCACCCACATCATCGCACTTACTTCTTGTTTAGTATTCCATCCACTTACATCATCAGTCATATGATTATTCGGTCGAATGATTGCAACCTCATATGTTTCATCTGCAAGATTACCATATAAACCACATCCTGCAGGTCCAGAAACTACAGAAATCTCCCAACCATTGCTGAACTTATATGTACCATGAACTGCACCAGGAAGATTATGCGGTTGAAAAGTAAGTTGATCGAACATTGTTTTAGCTGGTAAAGGGAATAAAGAACTCAACCGAGACGTTTTGCACAAACAGGACCAATTCCCATCTGCACAGAGAGAGGATCATTCAGTGTGCGAGCACAAATCGAACAAGTGCCAGTCTCGTGACCATAAATCTTTGCAAGTTGCAGAAGATTATCATTGGCATCTTCCAGAAGATTCTTAACATCTTCGGAAACATTACCAATCAGATCACCAGTTGCAGTAATCTTTGCAACATATTGATTGTTCTCATACACATAAACACAACCAATGTTTGCACCTTTATTCACCGTGGAAAGAGTAATACCAGGCAGTCGCACTTGAAACTTCGTTGCGCGATATGCACCAGCATCATACATCTTGTTCACCAGTTGCTTGTAAGGACCAAATACAACAGGAGTTTCAGAATCAATCAGATCCTGAGTTGCAAGATAATGAATCCAGGATTCTTGCGAAACAGTCAGATTCTTTTTCGCAAGCAGATCATTCACAAAAGTATTGAACTTCACATTGTACGACAGATAAGATTTTGCATCCGAGAGAGTATCAAACTTGCTCTCGAAGTTGATTTCTTGACCCTTTTTGTTGACGGTGAAAGTAGTCATTTCTCATCCCTGAACTTCGTTCAGTCTACCACCTCAGGTGCCCTCGTGCTCTTTTAGTGTGCCACCAGTACAAGTGGCACACCGTATCATTGGACTCACACAGTCTGATGAGACAATGCGTATTTCACAATCTCAGTGCGATTGTTCTTATACTCAAGAATCAAATCAATTACATTCTTGGTATCTTCATCACTCACTTCATAGTCATTCTCGGAGTTTGCGATTGCCTTGAAGATTTGTGCAATCTCAAAATCACTGGAAAAAAGAATATCTCGATGCTCGTCAATTTCAATAAAATAATCTATTGACTCAGCAGAAAGTTTCAGTGGCACATCAGGTGAAAGTAGACCAAGAGTTGCAAGTCGTTCGGCAGCACCAACAACCCACATCACTTTGCACTCGTTAATCGTCAGTTTCATTTTCGTTCAGTTCAGAATAATACGGTAATCAATGCTAAGAATACACCAACCTGTCGCACAGGTAATCTCTTCAATCAAATCATCTTCATCATCTGCCTCCCAGATTTGACCAATATATTCTTCAGCAAGTTTCTCTTCAGTTGCAATTTGATCGGATTCATCCCAATCATCCTCACAATCAAGAGAACAATCAAATCGAATATCAGTAATTTGGAATTGCATCATCAAACTCCGCAAAGTTGTTTAGTCACAGAACCACTTGCTTGACGGTTAAGTGAAACACCAGCACCAACATTAGAACCAGCATAGGCACCAGCACCACTCGCACCATTCATCTTCTTGGCACGTCCAAATCGCATTGCAGACAGTTTGTTATTCACTGCCTCTGCATCATCATGAACTCGACCTTCTGCTTCTTTCATTTCACGCAGACGCAGAGCAACTTTATCAGCAAATGCTTTGCGGAAGTTAATCTTGAAACTGCGGGAAACAGTAGCACCAGTCAAAGAAGCAAGAACTTTCTCTGCTTGATGTGCAACATCTGCTTCTTTCTCCATCACTTGCACCAGATAATCATAATAGAGTCGCACTTGGATTTGTTGTGCTTCACTACCAATCACCTGAAGAGACTTAGTATCACCATTCTTCAGATATGCTTTTGCATCATAAAAAGATGTAATCGCATTGAGCAGAAGAGTGAGAGCAGTATTAACTCTCTTGAATGACAGAAACTCTTCATCAAGAACTTGAGTTTCAGTTGCTTCATTGATAGTGATACCATACTGCTTGCACAGTTTATCAATCATTGCGGCAGCAGCAGATGCCTCACCGTCAAATGTAGTATTCTCTTGCAGTTTCAGAATGGACTGAATCTTAGCAAGAACTTGAGTGCGATCCATTGCGTTTGTCTGAACTCCGTTCAGTATAGCAGGGCAGGGGGTCGTTTGGGGGGTATAGTGGACAGTGCTACAACTGGCACAGTCTCACACTAGACTCAGGCACAGATGGAGCAGAGTTTATTAAAGTCATATGAACCATCTTCATCTTCTTGTGCTTCATACACAATCACATTTTCACCAGAGAGTTCAACACTCCAATCTAGTGCATCCTCTTTTGCATCATACAGATCATCAAACCATTCTGCCTCAATCAGATCAAAAGATGCGGGACAGATAACAAACATTGGAATCAAGGGTAAAGAACTATTCCACAGAGGGGAGAATAAATCTCCCCCCAAAATTAAACTCAGACTGCAGCAGATTCCATGTATCGTGCAATCTCATCATCATTCTCGGGGCAATCAGCAATACCGAGATCCTCACATGCTTGCTCACGATTGAACTCAACATCGTGGGCATCTGCAACCTCATCATTGTCAGGAACAATGACATTCAGAATGTTCAGAATGTCATTGCCAGTTTCTCCCTTGCGGAGCATACCAACCATCACATCACGGGGCAGAGTAGCAACAGCAGTCATGATAAAATAAAGTTAAGGTGAACAGTGTGGGTGGGGTGGTCCCTTCCACCCTCTTAATATAGCACGTTTTGGGCACCGTGCTCATTTACTGTGCCACTAGAACAAGTGGCACAGGGTATCATTGGACTCAGGCAGATTCCTCTAGACCGAGGAGTTCAGGATAGTATCCCTCAACCTCAGTGAGTAGTTCTTCATCACTGTAAGTAGAGAGATTCTCTTCCAGTTGGTCCCCAACAATCCGAATCAAATCTTTGGTGCTCATATTATCAAGCACACGGTCAATGTATGCTTCAACAAGTTCTTGACGGTTAAAATCAGACATTTCAATGAGATTCAATAATTACAAGATAATCCAATGATTTTACACACCAACCAGTTTGGTCGGAAATCAAATCAGCAAGTTCATCTTCATCTTCAACCTCAAAGACTTCTCCAATCACAGATTTAGCAACTGCGACCTGTTCATCATAAGGAAGTTCCCCAGATGAATCTTCAAAATCAAACTCAATGTCAGTTAGTTTCAGAAGCATAATTAAAAGCAGTTAATGTCAGTTAGTTTCAGAAGCATAATTAAAAACAAGTATCAAACACATAACCATTGTCAGTGAAGACAAAATCAAGAGAATCGAAACTCTCTTCCCAGTCAATCACAAGAAAAGCAGGAAGATCCACACAATAACAGTCATTCACAAATTGTTC